ATGAAAGAATGGTTCTCATCAAAAGAGCTATTAAGTATTGCAGGGATGCCTTCTACTACGCAAGGCGTGAACAGAAAAGCAAGAGTTGAAAATTGGTCTTCACGCAAAAGAAATGGTGTACGTGGTAAAGCTCTTGAATATCATATTGATAGTTTACCTGTGGAAGTTAAAAAAGCACTATATCTAGAAGAAGAAAGTGCAACTTATGTTGTTTCACCAATAGAACCGTTACAACTCTGGATGACAGCATTTGAACAGTTAACTACTGAAGAACAATCGATAGTTGCATCATGGTTAATGCGTAACGGAATTAAAGATTTTATTACTTTTATTGATAAACATAAAAAAGATAATTAGTGTTATTGTATAAGCTGCGATATACTTTAACGCTATTAAAATTTTGTTGCTACGGAAGAACGAATGGAAAGTCAGTACCAATTAACAAATAGTAAAGAAATTATTGCTTATTTAGTTCAACAATTCCCAAACTGTTTTACTCTTGAAGGGGAAGCCAAACCGTTAAAGATTGGTATTTTTCAAGATATTTTATCTCGTTTAGAAAATAGTGAAGTATTAAGTAAAACTAAACTTCGAGTCGCTTTACGTGCTTATACGATGAGTTGGCGTTATCTATATAGTATAAAAGAAGGATCTCATCGTGTTGATCTGGATGGGAACCCTAATGAAGTAATTAGTAAAGAGCAAATGGAATATGCTCAACAACAGCTTAAACAAAGTAAGGAAAAGGCGAAAGAGCGCTCTAAAGAACGAGCAAAAGAGCGACATAAAAAAACACGCCCGCCATTTAAAAAAGCACGAACTTTACAAATTGGCGACTTCATTAAAGTAAAACTAGGCAATAAATTGTTAAAAGTACAAATTATCAACATTGAAAAAGAACACATAAAAGTAAAAGTTGGCTCCGGTATGGAATTAACTGTTAAACCTGAGCATATCATTACTAAATAGAGGGTTTGAATGAATAAATTACTGAAAGGTATTATTAGATTAAGCCTTGTATTGTGTATTATTAGTCAAAGCGCTCAAGCAAAAGAGTCTGTTAAAGAAACATTACCAGTATTAAAACAAGATGAAGTTCATCAAGTTGTTGCTAGACGTGTAACTAATTATTTTACGCAATCACATTACCGCAATTTTGCATTAGATGGCGCATTCTCTGCTAAAATCTTTGATCGTTATTTTAAATTACTCGACGGTAACAAAAGTTTATTTATCCAGAGTGATGTTGATAAGTTTCGTGATCGGCAAGAGTTATTAGGTCAAGAGTTATTCGATGGTAACCTAAGAACAGCATATGATATCTACAACCTTTCATTGCAAAAACGATACGATCGTTATAAGTACGCGCTAGCAATACTACAGCGCCCAATGGATTTTTCAGCTAATGATGAAATCGATTTTAAACGTGATGACATTGCGTGGCCGACAACAGAAAAAGAGCTTGATGAATATTGGGATAAACGTGTCAAATACGATGAACTTAGTTTAGCGCTATCAGGAAAAAATGAAACAGAGATTCGAGAAGCACTAACTAAACGTTATAATCGTGTTTTGAAAACATTGATACAATCCAATAACGAAGATGCTTTTCAAATTTTCATGAATGCTTTTGCTCGTGAAATTGATCCTCACACCAGTTATTTAGCTCCACGTAAAAAACGTGATTTTGATTCTGAAATGAGCTTATCATTTGAAGGTATTGGTGCAACATTAAGCCAGCAAGATGATTATACGGTGATCATGTCCTTCGTCACTGGTGGACCGGCTGAAAAAAGTAAATTACTTTCTGTCGGCGATAAAATCATTGGCGTAGGGCAAAGTAATACACCTATAGAAGATGTTATTGGTTGGCGCTTAGATGATATTGTCGACAAAATTCGTGGTCCTAAAGGAACGGTGGTCAAATTAGAAATTTTGCCGGCTGGTAATAAAAGCAAATCAAAAATTATTGAAATAACTCGCGATAAAATTCATTTTGAAGATCGGGAAGCCAAATTAAAGATAGTCGACAACGAACGGGGTAAAGTCGGTGTTCTTGAAATACCTAGTTTTTATATGGGATTAACTGAAAAAGTTAGTGAGTTACTCAAAAAAGCGAATAAAGAAAATTTACAAGGTATTATCGTTGACTTACGTGATAATGGTGGTGGTTCACTAGCCGAAGTTATTGCATTAACAGGACTATTTATAGATACAGGGCCGGTAGTCCAAGTCCGTGACAATTTACAAAAGATCAGCATATATGATGATAAAAATAGTGGTATTGAATATACCGGTCCAATGGTTGTAATGATAAACCGTTATAGCGCATCTGCTTCAGAGATATTCTCAGCTGCTATGCAAGATTATGGTCGAGCGGTCATTGTTGGCGAAACCACTTATGGCAAAGGAACTGTGCAAACATCACGTAACATCTCCTATCCGGTGGACGCAAAATTACATCCTAAATGGCCAGAGTTAGGTGGTGTTCAATATACTGTGCAGAAGTTTTATCGTATCAATGGTGGTAGTACTCAACTTAAAGGGGTTGAACCTGATATTGAAATGAGTAAAACGCAATATGTTGATGAAACAGGTGAACGATTCTTAGATAATGCTATGCCATGGGATAAAATTCCTTCAGCTGATTATTTAACTGTTGCGAATATAACGCCACTATTAAAGGAATTAAAATCACAACATTTACAAAGGATCGCCAAAAATCCTGAGTTTATTTACATAGATGAAGACATTAAACAGTTTAATGATAAAAAAGATAAGCAATATATTGTCTCTCTTAATAAAAAGAAACGAGAAGCGGAACAAAAAAGTAATGATGATCGTGACTTGAAAAGAATGAATGAACGTTTAGACCGAGCTGGTTTACCACGTATTGCAAAATTGGACGATTTACCTAAAGATTACAAACAACCTGATGCTTATTTAGATGAGGCTGTTGAGATCTTGCTCGATCTTACACCAAAGTATCCAAAGATTGAAATTAGTAGTGCAAATAAAAAAATTATATCATTTGATTTGTCAGTGGAAGATGACACAGATGATTAAGTGTAAAACTAATCAGACGGAGGTAAATGTATGGGATCAGATCTAAAATATGCATTAATTACAGTAGTTGCCATATTAGCAATATTAGCCACCTTTGGTGCTATTGTTGTGATGAATTAAAAAGACTTGATTAATTGTCTTAGGATCATTATAGTATGCAACCTACTTCAAAACAGTAGGTTGTAAAAGTCAAAGGTGAGGTGTCCGAGTGGTTGAAGGAGCACGCCTGGAAAGTGTGTATACGGCAACGTATCAAGGGTTCGAATCCCTTCCTCACCGCCATTACTTTATTCAATTGATAACTTGTTGTCCTCATCCTTTTTAATCTTATTACCAATCTCATCAACTATCAGGCAATATACTTTATTGATATCATTTTTTAATTTAATGGTTGGCAATATAAAAAAATATGAAAGACAGATTATTTTAAATCAACAACTCTTAAATGGCTTTAGTTGTTGAATGTAATTGTTATTAATTGGGTATAGTTAAAATTGAATCAAATCAACTTTTCCATAAAAGATTATGCTACAACTAGATCGTAATTATAAATAGCGTGATATTCCATTTATCAGCACTATCTTTTTTTAAATAGCTTTTTCATAAGCCTCACAAAATTGGGCTAGAGACATATTACGAAAACCCCTTACCTTGACCCTATCTTTAACTAATTTTTCTGCTATATCATAAAGTGACTCTTTGATCTCATCACTTGCTTCATAATCTAAATAGGACAACTCTTTCAATAACGTCGATTGGATCTTTTCTACTTCAATTTGTCGCTTTTGATCGTTATCAGCATTTTGCATAAATTGCATATATGACATAATCATAACTTACCTCGTCGCAATTTGTAACATCCATTGAAATAGCCCGAAATAACCAAAGACAATTAAAATACGGGTACAAAAAATAGCGAATATAATCTCACCTTCAGTTAATTTATAGTCCTTGTGAAATCTGTCTTTAATTTTTACATTAATAAAATCTCGGTTAGTCATAGTTACCTCAAAAAATGCATCTACAGAATATGTCACTGTCAAAGTAGTAAGACGCTTAAATGTCAATGTGATAGCCCTTTAAATATTTATTTTTATAACTTCTTTCCTTAGTGCTTATTTGCTCTATTTATTATTGGAGCTGTATATTTATTTAGTGTTTACTGTATCGTTATCTTTATTTAATACAGTAAGTTTAGTAAATAATTAACTAAAAGTAAAGTTATAATTTATAAAAAACTAAACTTATTTTTAAGGAAAGGATGTTTATTTAATAAAATAAATCTTTTAGAATTGATTCTTTATAACAATTGATTTTGATTTAGGCAGGTGTTGTTTTATGTGAACAGAGTGTTTTATATATAAAAAGTCTTAAAATTAAAGAAAAGCCATAAAAATGGCTCTATTTTTTGTCAACAACTAATGATATTAAATTATGACAAGGTCATTATTTTATCATTGCGTATTTATTGTTTAATTAATCCAATATTGATGATTGCCACCAAACTCGTCCCAACACGGTTATTGCATCTTGAGGTACAATTTCATCATCATACCCGGGATTATAACTTCTAATTTTTATTTGATTACCTGGTAACTTTTCTAAAATCTTTATTCGTAATAATCCATCATGATTAATTGCGTAGATTTTCCCGTCACGGATATTGGTATCGGCTTGATCTATTCCCACAGTTGAACCGTCTCTAAATACTGGCTCCATACTATCACCATAGACCGTTAGACATACTGCACAATCTTTATCTATCCCATATTTACGCATAGTAGATTTAGATAGTCGTAATTTGTAGCCGTTATAATCTTCGATATCATCAGCAAAACCATCACCTGCTGATAACCGAACATCCTTATAAAAAGGTATTTCAATTTCATCATTATCAAGTGGTGTTTTGCTATCCCATTCATCAATATTGCCTAGCATTGTGGCATTTGATCCATTACTTTCTGTATCCAGATAATAGAAAGGCATACCATAGTCATGCTCTAAACGACGCGCAGACTTTTCACCGAACGAAGCTTTACCATTCATTAACTGAGAGATATAACTTTTTTCCTTCTGTGGTACTGTTTTACCAGAAAACCATTGTCGTAGATTTCTTGCTCTGATTTCTTTTAATGCGTCTTTATTCATACTGGCTCCTATTTTTTTCCTATTCTATTTAGTAATTACTAAACAAGCAAAAAGTAAACTTTACTTGACTAATTGTTTATTAAACACTAAACTTAAGTTAATTTTTAACTAAATATGAGAGTGGATAATGGATCTCTTAAGTTATTTAGAGCAACTTCCTAAAGGTGGAAAAACAGAATTTTCCAAAAAAATTGATGTCACCAAACCATTCCTACGCAATATGGCTATTGGAAAAGCGAAGATACCTATTTACATAGCAAAGCGAATTGAGAAACAAACTTTTGGCAAGGTGAGTAAAACCGAATTACGGCCTGATGTATGGGATTGTGATGCTAATTAAATACTAAACTAATTCTTTACTTAATGCCTTCGGTTTGCAGATCGCAAAGTGAAAAATAATAAATAATCAATGTGGTATAAAACACAACAAGATAAATCAGTGAGGTAACTATGCAAATATTTAATCCCAGAACACAACGAGAAAGAGTTATAGCAATTTGTTGTGATGGTCAATACCGAACTCTAGAAGGAATACAAAAAGAAATTAAAGTTAGATTTAATCAGTTTGATAGCACACCAGCAATCAGTGCGAGGTTGAGAGAAAAAAGTCAAATTTTTCAGTTTGGATATATAAAAGATAAATATCGAACGGTTGATCCTAAGACTAAAAAGGCTTGTTATCACTACACATTAAAGAAGATCTACTAATGAAAGTGACAGAACTCATATATTTAATCGGTAAACCAAATGCCTATTACTCAAAGTTAGCCAAACCATTAGGCGGAGTAAGTGTTGCCGTATTATTTTCACAATTGTTTTACTGGCAAGATAAAGCAACATCTCATTTAGGAGTTTATAAAACTCGTGATGAATTGGAAGAAGAGACCGGTTTAACTCATAACGAACAGAGAACAGCAATAAAAAAACTCTGTGAAAAGGGTATTTTAATTGTTACCGAAAAAAGATTAGAGCATAGAACATTTTATAAAATTGATAATGAAAAATTAAATCAAGTGTTATTGGATTTCGCCAAATCTAATAATTACTTATCACGATCTTCACAAAGTCATCATCCCGAACTCGACAAAATAGCTTCCGAGATGATTAGAAAATCAAGTTCATTAGATCAAGAGATTACAACAAAAACTACTACAGAAATTACAACAGATATTGTTATTAACAAACAAACACAAAAAACAAAGCGCGGGTGTCAACTACCTGAAGATTTTAGACCTAACACACATCATTTAGAAATAGCTTTAACAGAAAACGTTGATCTCGAAATGGAGTTCACTAAATTCAAAGATTATTGTTTGGCTAACGGTAAAAAATACCTTGATTGGTGTGCGGCTTTTAATAATTGGTTACGTAATGCTGGGCGTTATAAAAAATCAAATAATCAATTTATTCCAACTAAATTTATGACACTTGCAGAGAGAAATAAAGCTATTTTAGAAAGTATGCGGAGCAATTATGACAAAAATAACAGATGATTTTTTAACAGTTATTGGTGGATTACTTGATTTATATGGACAACAAGCCAGTATAACCAAAGTTAATATTTATTGGTCAACACTAGGACAATATCCTATCGAATCGTTACGCTTAGCGGCTAATACATGGGTTCGTAAAAGTCAATTCATGCCCAAACCAGCTGATTTAATCAAATTAATGGGAGGTGTTAATCATCATTTATCGGCTGATGAAGCTTGGGCAGTTGCCATTTTGGCTAGTGATGAAACTAATACTGTTGTTTGGACTAATGAAATAGCAAGGGCATGGACACTAGCAGAGATTGTTTACCGTAATGGTGACCATATTGGTGCAAGACGAACATTTATCGAAGCTTATGAAAGGATGATTAACCAAGCCATGATGTATGGTAAGCCGGTAAAAGTGTTTGTCTCTTTGGGAAGTGATAAACAAAAACGTGCCGAAGCAATTAATCGTGCTGTTTTTACTGGTTTATTAACTCAAGATAAAGCAGATGACTATCTGCCCAAACCTGAAAATACATTGGCCATGCTTGAGTATAAAAAAGATGATACACACACACCAAATAAAAGTCTGGCTCATCTGACAAATATCAGAAAAATGTTAAGAACAGCACAATCTCACATTGTCACGACTTAATCATTATTAGTTAAAGCTTTCAACAATTATTAGACAAAATTATCCGTAAATTAGTACAAAAGAAAAAATATTAACAATCTTAACCTACGCAATAAACAGTTAAGAAAATTAATACCACTAAATAACATAGGTAAGAAGTAATAGGAGAGGTGAGATGAGAGATACCAAAGATATTCTAACTGCATGGAAAAATACTAGAATCTTAAGACGTATAGGAACTGAATATCCATCACAATCTTCAGGCATAAAAGGGGCGGCTCGTGAGAATGACTATCGTCAATATTTGACAGAAGATGAAGCTGAAAAAGTTGATAATGCTGTTTTGAGATTAAAAGATGATAATTATTCACATTGGATTATTTTAACTGCCTATTACTTGAGAGGGATTTCATGTAATGCTCAAGCAAAAGTGATAGGAAGGCGTCCTCATGATATTATCCATTTATTAAATGAGGCGGAATGCTTTATAAGAGGTTATATTTTTGAGTTTTTCAAAAAAGAATCATAAAAATTTTAGTTTTTGTGATTAAACATGTTGACTTTGCGCAAATGCACATATATAATAAGTACATAATGTATTTTTATGCATACAAAATTTAAGCCTAGCTAGAAATAGCTGGGCTTTTTTATTGGCTATAACGCTATTCTTTATTAAGAAATTTCTTCACTAGTCTTTGTTTTAACAAATTGGTAGCTTGATACACAAACTCCTCTTCACTCACTTTATTAATATCAATTTTGCTAAGATCATCTTGTATTTCATCCAAAAATTCATCACTAGTGATAAATGAACTCACTTCTTCAATGAATTTTTTCTCTTTTGTTGTTGGAATATTATAGGAAGGAACCAAGTTTGTAGATATAGCAACTTCTACTTTTGTTTTTAATGGATCTGATGAGTTTATATTATCCGATGTTCCGGATTCGTCTTTAATAATATCTTTTATGTTTTCCTTATTATGGTTCCATTTTATTTTTTTTATATATTCATGAAGCCATGATGAAAATATATACACAATACCATCAATAATTTTTTCTTGTTTTTTTTTAGGTAGGAACATCCAAACTTGAGAAACTATGTAAGAAAATCTCACTAGAAACTGCAACATCCTTAATTATGCCTTTAAGTGTGATTATTTGATGCAAATCATTTTATCATTAAAAAAATATGAAAGTATATCGTAACAATTGAATATATATTTTGAGTATTCACTCAACATCAAACCGGTAGCAATGCTAGACACACACATCTTCAATCAATAGCTAGTGCGCTACCACTATTTCAACCGCCTCAACATGGAGGCATATCATGAAGATTAAACGTATGCCTATAAGAGACCCTGATAATATCAATTGGCTCGTTGTCATTTATCTATTCATCCTAACATCACTTGGTTCATTAGCTAGCTATTGTTATCACGTTCTCAACGGTGACAAATTTAATATCTGGGTTTTAATTGCTCAAATATTCATTTCAATATTTGCTGGTGCGCTAGTAGTGTTAGCTGCTAGCTATTTTAACTGGGCTTTTGAGTTTGCTGGTGGGATTGCTGGATTGGCTGGTTGGTCAGGTGCAACCTTGATTAAAGCACTTGAGGAACGTTTGATAAAAAAAGCCAAAGGAGATGAACAATGAAGCTAACAAGGCTAAAAACTAATTTAAATGGGACATTTGGTAAGATTCAATTGCCGTCAGGCAAAGTTCTGTCAACTTTAGAACTACAATGGAAAGATAATCAACGCCAAATTTCATGCATTCCTGCGGCTACGTATCAATGCGATATGGTTAATTCACCAAAGTTCGGACGAGTATATCAAGTTAAAGATGTACCGAATCGCTCTCATATTTTAATTCATGCCGGTAATTGGACTAAAGATACATCGGGTTGCATTCTAGTTGGAATGAGTAATAACGATTCTCAATTATTTGAAAGTAGAAAGGCGTTAGCTTTATTAATGAATGAGCTTGACGAACAATCATTTAAATTGGAAGTTGTAGAAGCCTATGATAAATAAAACAACAGTTATTTTAACCTTTCTTTGTACTCTCTTTTTCTACACTACAATAAACCAGTGGTTAGCTAAAAAAACTGCACAAAATAAAATTACCGAGTTAACAAACGAAATCGCTCAAACTAAACAGAAAGCTGAATCTGATAATCAAATAGTCGCTAACAATGAACAAGAAAAGGTTAAGCTCGAAAATCAATCACAAGAAAGACAGGAGCAAATGAATGAGCAACTCAAAGATAATGATTGTGCTAATCGGTTTGTGCCTATGCCTGTTTCTGCCAGCTTGTACAACCGAGCGAAAAATTTACGTGAATCAACCGATACCAGCCAATCTATTAAGTGATTGCCTTCCACAGTTACCACCTAAATCAATGACATTTGGTGAGAGCCTTAAATATAACGAGCATTTATTAAATGTCATTGAAAAATGTAATACCGATAAAAGATCTATCAGAGACATTAATAATACTAAATAAGTTAGTTATCTAATAATTTCATGTTGTTATTAGCATAATCCATAATAGTTAAACCATTACTTATCGCATCATTTTGTAATCTTATTAGGAGATTTTATTCAATGTATTTAATTAGTTGAGCTTTGATTGTTTCTCATCTCAATATTATTGTTAAAAATAATATAAGCAAATATGTTTCGGATTATTTAAGTCATATCTAATAACAGAAGATATCAACCAATACACATCAGCTAAGATTATCGATTTAATCTAAAAAGTTATTCCATGATTTATTTATAAAAATATTTAGCTGTTAATGTTGTGATGCTGATTAATAACGGAAAGTTAAGCCATAACTATAATTAGATAAGTTTATCAAACATTTTTTTCATTTAATTTAGCCTTTAGTAACAACAAAAATTGACGCTTAATCAATTCAAATCCGAGTGCTTATCCAATCTTTTGGATAAAACCACTTACATCGTACCAAGCAGTCTAACTAACTGGACTGATTCATTAATTTAATTATAAATAGGAGATTTTATATTATGAGTTTTGCATTACCTAATGGTTCACGTGTCTATGTACAGAAAACAAAAGACATTGCATATAATTTTGAAACTATCTCAAATGCTAAAGAAGCCGTTATCGTGCTTAAAACTGGGCATGGGATAGTAGTCGGCGATGAAGTTATCATTACTTCATCATGGAGTAAATTAAATAATGTTGTTGCCAAAGTTGTTCTTGTTAATAATACCGAAGTTACGTTAGGTAATATTAATACGACTAATACTAAGCTGTTTCCGGCAGGAGAAGGTAAAGGAACAATAACCAAAATCAAAGAGTGGGAACAAATTCCACAAGTGAAAGAGGTTTCTTCAGAAGGCGGTGAACAACAATTTATTCAAATACAATTTCTTGAAGATGACATTGAAAAACAACTACCAACAATTAAATCAGCAAAAAGTAAAAGTTATACTATTGCTCATGATAGTTCTCTATCAATTTATGGGTTATTACAAGAGTTAGATCAAACTAATGAAATTGTAGCAATGAAAATGTATGTACCTAAAGCGCAAGAAACTCGTTATGATTCTGTTCGTATTTCTTTTGACCCAACTCCGGTAACTGCTATTAATGATATTGAAACAGTAAAAGTTACAGCGACAGTTGAATCACCTGCAATTACATTTTATAAGAGCAAAGAAACTGAAAACTAAGGAAATAAAATGGCTAAATTCAAATTAGTTGCTGAACCGACATTTAAATGTAAAGTTTCTATTCCTCGACCAGGTCAAGAAAATGGACAAATCGAATTCACTTTTAAACATTACAAACTGAGTGATATTACTAAATTTGAGGAGGAGCTAAAAGATAAGTCTGTAGCTGAATTTGTAATGAAAATTGTAACTGGCTGGAGTTTAGATGAAGAGTTTAATCAAGACAACATGGAGATCTTATTAAATAATTATCCGGCTGCAATTCAGGCAATTACCGATATATATTACAAAGAAATTTTTGGACAACGCGAAAAAAACTAATCACTCTCGTCACTGCACTTTATACTTCTGAACCATCTAAAGAAGAATTAGCTGCCTTTGGGCTAACAGAAGATGATTATGAAGATGAGTATATCGAGGTATGGCAAGATAATCTTGATGCGTTAAGATTGTTTAGTGCTATGTCTACGCAGTGGCGTACCAGTATAGGTGGCATTACTGGCCTTGATTATAATTGCCTACCTTGGGTAATGAAAATGCAAAATATTAAAGAAGATGAACATATATTTAGCGATATTCAGCTCATGGAAAGTGAAGCTTTAAAAATAGTCCATCAGTCTAAATAA